AGATCGTTCTATAAGCGAAAAGGATCTTGAGGTCACGCTAGTTGAATTTACGAAAGCGTACTACGAGTTCAACGAACAACGTATGGATCGGAACGTACCTAAGCTCCGTGACATTGATTCGACACTTGCGGCTTTTCTCATATTCTTTAAGAAGAAATATCTTCAGTCATTACCTATTGACACTGTAGTCGATACACGATTCATTATAAAACATATTCAAGACTTATACAAGCGAAAAGGCTCTGAAGAAAGTTTACGCTTATTGTTCCGTATGTTCTTTGACGAAGACATTGAAGTCTTTTATCCTTCGACTGCTATACTCAAGCCTTCTGACTCTATATGGGGTGGGGCAAAATATCTAGAACTCAAGCCAGTTAACACTGTTGACAATTATCCTATTCAGCGTGGTGATAAACTCACGGGTGACGTATCAAGTGCTACTGCATTTGTAGACAATATTATCTTTGTGAACTTCTCAGGCATTTTAATTCCTGTTGTATATCTCTCTAATCTCACTGGTATATTCATTGCAGACGATGGTATTGCTGTAACAAGATTAGGTAATACTTCAAGTCACGGTAAACTTATATCGGGTTCTATCAGCGAAGTAGAGGTGAATAAAGGATCCAGAACAGCAGGTCAACAAATTGGTGACAATGTAAAGCTGATATCATCAAGGACTGGTACGAGTGCTACAGGTACTGTCGAATCTATATCAACGACCACTACAGGTAAGATTGACTTCGAACTAGAAGATGGCGGCTTCGGATACGTAGTTCAGCCTAGTACTGATACAAACGATACTCTGATTTCAAATCAAGTTGTGATCGTTTCAGGAAATAAAGTCGATGCGATAAAGACTGGCGATCATATTTTGGCGGAATCTGTCACTGGCTCGGCAAACACTGTTGTGATTGGCGGCGGAAGAGTTGTAGCATATAATCATCCTCTCTTATTCATCAAGACAGAAGATCAGTCAAGGGCTGAATTTCTGACATTTGTATCGAGTCAAATGTCGCTTGCACTATCTAATAACTCAACAATAAACGCTAAGATGCTTGCCATCTTTAATCGTGATACAGAAGGACTCTCTACTAACTATAGACTAGGTGACATATCTAACTCTGGTTATAATGTTGTTACAAGTCGATATATTAATGCAGAAGACGTTACTTTATTTGAAACGTATAGAACTGGTGGTAGTTTAACGACTGCACAGACTAACTGGATTCAAGATCGATTATTGCCTGCTATCTATGCCGCTGGCTTTGGTCATAAGTTTAATGTTCTTGCTCAAGGTGAAACAGTAAACATCGAGATTGGTACAACTGCTTCTGTTACTATTACGACTATCTCTGCTTATAATGCGACTGCTACATTTGATGTAACGACTATTGATAACCAAGAGAGTGTACGTGTTATTACTGACTTCATTGGCGACTTTGCTGATAAGCCTCTTGCTGTTATTATCAATGCGACTGCTATGCAAAATCCAGGCATCTACGAGATCGAGACTGTTGGTAATACGACATTCACAAACTTTGGTGCGGCTGATAATAACATAGGCACAAGATTTGTCGCAAGTGGTCCTGCTACAGGCACCGGTACTGTGACTGATGTTGTTGCGACTAACTATGGCATGAGTGGTACTTTAATGAGTCAAGGCTTTAATGCTGAAACACTCAACACAAAATTTAAAGATGCGTTCGAATCAAAATCAATCACAATCGGATCTATAGCTGGCATTAATGTTACAAGTTCAGGATTTAATTTTCAGAATGATGTGTTTAGCGAGATCGAATATATTGACGTTGCAAGATTTGACAAGCGAGATGCTATTATTACGTTTGCGAATCCTGACTTTCTATTAGAAGTAGGTGACATAGTAACGCAAGCAGTGCAAATCGAAGATCCATCTTTTGCGACAAACGGTCTTGTATCATATACAGCAAAAGGAAGATTTCTAAAGAGAGAAGGCAACGACTTCTACTTTCGACAACTATCTTTTTATGACTTCGATGAAGCGTATCAGATAAATATTAAGAATAACTTGTATACTATCACAGATGTACGACCCGATTCTACTTCATTACCTATGGGTAAGAATGCGTTGATCACAGGTGATGCGAGTTATGAGAAAGGACAAATTAATTCAATTAAGGTTACCAATACTGGATATAGATACGGTGATCAAGAAGTAGTCGATGTCCAGAACATAGCTGGACAGACAGTAGCGAAGGCAACACTTCGAACTCTTGGACCTGGTACAACAGAAGGTAAGTGGAGTTCAAGTACTTCTTTCTTAAGTGATAATACGAAGGCTCTACATGATAATGATTATTATCAAGAGTACTCTTATGATATCTCTACTATTATTGATCCAGAAAGATATAGTAAGTTAATTAAAGATACAGTAGGCGTAGCTGGTACGAAAGTCTTTGGCTCCCCTCTCATAAATACTAATAGTAATTTAAACAGTACGCTTGACGTTGAGTTCCAAGTCTGGAATCTAAGTGATGAGAATTATGTTACAGAGGGATCGGAAACTATAATGACAGAAGGCAGTAGTTCAGAAGCGTTGGTCGCACAAATAATTGGACTTGATACTACAGCATCGAATGCTGTAACAACATCGATAGGAACTTAAGGTAATATAATGGCAAAGATCATTACAGAAAATTTTAAAGTAGAGACAACGAAAGAGATGTTCTCTACTTTTACTAGTAAGAACGAAACGATTGCGGCAAACTTTCTCACGGGTTTGAATACGTATGTTGCCAATGAATCAGGCGTTTCTTTAACTAATGTCCAAAAGACTGAGATACAAGATATCGTAGAGGGTCAACTAGCTACAAATCTTCCTGTCGCATCTTATTATATCATGGGTTCTAGCATCGACAAAACAACTGCAATTTCAAACACTCAAGTAGAGAAGCGTGAATTTCAACGAAGAGCTATCTTTGGCAACAAAGTAACAGAAGATAATATTCGCTACATGTTTTATAAGAACACTTGGACTAGTGCAACAGTCTATGATGACTTTGATGACACCCAAGATATATTAACAACTAATAGTGTCGTGACTGTTTCGAATAGTGAAGGCGACTATGAGGTGTTCAAGTGTCTTGAAAATAATAATGGTGGTCCATCAACTCAACAACCTTCTTTCACCGGTATTGATGCTACTTCTTATGAGCAAATCTTTACGGGAGATGGATACGTATGGAAGTATCTGTTTACTGTTGCCGCAGGTGATGATGTTATATTTGGAACTAGTGACAGCTTACCTCTACCTTATCCATCTTACGGTAATGCTAATGTAATTGCTGCCGCTAAAGAAGATATCTCTCAGATTATTATTGAAAACACTCAGACTAATTTGTTCCAAGAATACGTATTTGGACCTACGACTAGTCCTAGTACAGTATCTTTTCAGAGTGTTGAGCAATCGACTACTTCATCAAATGTTGGCGACATTAGAGTCAGAGCAACTCCCAAGTCTGGCTTCTCGTTATATACAGGCAACGATGCTTACAAGAACATGTACTTACTACAGACAAACAGCAATGGTGACCTGACTGTATATGATGTCTTAAGTAGTTCAACTCCTAATAGTCCAAACTTAGACATCGATTTGAAGATCAATACGACTAACGGCAATAATCCTAATTACTTTAAGACTGATACATTTCAGCTTGTCCCTAAGATTAATGTGACAAGAAGTACATCGACTGGCACTCCTTGTGTTGCATATGGCGTTATCGATCAATTCGGAACATTAAAAAAGGTTGCATTCAAGAATAAGGGCAGTGAATATAAATTTGCTACTGCTACTCTTGCATTACCTACTTCGATAGCTACTAACTATACGCCGTCGCAAGCCGCTACTCTAAGATGTGTGGTTTCACCTACAGGCGGTCACGGATCAGATATGATTTACGAGTTGGGAATGAGTAGACTATCAGTTATCACAAACTTTTCGGGAGAAGATGTAGCAATACCAGATGCGAACACATACACTAAAGTCGGACTGATAAAGAATCCTTCTTTTACAGATTCCACTTTCCCGACACAATTCGATAACAGAACTTCAATAGTAATTAGTGGCGATCACACA